GTCTTGTCACCGCGCATGGCGGTGGTGGACGTCGTGCCAATGGCGAGGCTGGAGGTGCCAGCGCCGATGGCGGTACGGGCCGCAGCCGCATCCGCCGCCGTCATCAGGGACCGGCCGGTGGCGGTGGAGTCCGAGATCTGGCTGGCGGTGTGGGTGTGCACCGCCGGGGCAGACTTGTCATCCCAGTACGCCAGCGAGGTCCACGCGGTGGTGCCGTTGCCGATCTTGATCTTGGTGGTGTCCGTCTCGTACCCGAGTTCGCCCATGGCGAGGACCGGGTTGGCTGTCGTCCACGCCGCGGCAGTTCCCTGCCTGAGCTTGATGACCGTTGTGGCTGCCATTATGTGTTTTCCTTCATTGTTGTGGTGTTTTTACGGGGTTCCGCCATCGATCAAGGTCACTCCTCCAGCGCCCCCGCCCCCACCGGGGTTGGCAGCCGTCCAGGCAGCAATGTCTTGACCGAGCTTTTCGTAGCGCATCAGGTCCTCGGCGGTGATTACCCTTGCATCTTCTGAAACATTGTCAGGGTCTGTGGTGTTGACCCATCCCATAAAGGGATCGAAATGAATGGGTTCACTCATCGAGAACGACGTCCCCTTCCACAAAAGCCTCCGTGTACGCGGGAGACAGGGTGACCTTGATGACCTCACCTTCGCCTGCCGTCTCCTCAACGGACATCTTATCCAGCTTTTGCACCTGAGTTACCGTGCGACCCGGCACCGACACGGATAATGGCACCCAAACTCCGGGTACGAGGTCATCAATGGTCAGTACGCCGTCGGGATTCAGGCGCGTGTTGTCCGGAACTCGGGCCACCATGGGGGGTCGATTCCCCTTCAGCCATGCGCGATGAGCCTGATCGGTTAGTTCAGCCTTGGTGGGCGCCTCGGTATCATCAGCGGCTGCGCTCGTCTCGTCGTAAGCCTGGTGCAAAAGCTCCCATTCGCCGTAGAAAGGGTCAACTCCACCCCATTCGCCGTATACGCCTTTGCCGTCCGTCATGGCGACGGAGGTTCCAAGCTCCATGCCGTACTGGCTAATGATGGGATCGCCGATGAAGTCATCCCCCGTGACGGTGGCCGTCTGGCCGATCTTCTGGTGCACGTCGAAGAAGATGATGCGGCGCCCCACGACGGTGTAGTCCAGCCCGCCCTTGGCTGCGTAGTTGTCGATGTGCTGGAACACGCTGTACTGGTACGGGTAGGTGCGTGCCGCGGTCCTGGCGTCGGTGACGTTCGGGTCCGAGGCGTAGATGTACTGCACGTGCGCCAGGATGTTCACCGGCGGGTCCAGCGCCTCCTTGCGCGCCAGTTCCGCGGTCATGACCCGCTTCACCCGGTCCAGCACCAGCCCGTTGTTGGGGTAGCGGTTGTCGTACTCGTTGTGCATCGTGGTGCGCGAGGTGTAGTGCATGACGTCGCGGGCCTTGAAGGTGACGTTGGGGCCGTTGAACGTCGGCAGGGTGATCGGGCCCTCCCAGACCCGGCGGTCGCCGCGGAAGATCACCAGTTCGTGCCGGCCGGCCTCGACCATGCCGAGCATCCGGGCGCATTCCTTCCCGGGGGAGGCCACCCAGACGGTGGCCTCCGAGATGTCATCGCGGGTGCGCGCCCACTTCACCCGGACCAGCGGATCGAGCATCCCGATCTGGCGCTTGCCGCCGCGGTCGTAGATGAAGGCGGTGTGCGTTTCGCAGCTGAGCGCCACAGGCTTACTCCCTTGTCGAGGTTTCGAGCACGACCACCGCGCCGGGCTGGCCGGGCATGATGTCGGCGGTCATGGTGTAGGTGTACTGGCAGCCGAGGGTGGGCCAGAGGAAGGGCCGCCCGTCCGAGCCGAACAGCAGGTGGCCGGCGGGCACGATCTTGCCGTTGGAGAGCTTGAGCGTGGCCCGGCGCCGGATCGCGTCGAGGGTCAGCACCGCCGTGGCAGGGATGTAGGAGACCAGGAACTCCCCGTCGAAGTCGCACCCCTCCAGCCCGTGGCCCTGCCGGTAGAAGCGGAGCCGGACGAACTGCACCGCGTTCTCGGTCAGGATGTTGATGTAGGGCACCACCCGTCCCCAGCGCTGGGTCTGGGAGAGCGGGATGGTGGCCGTCTTGCGCCGCCACGAGTTGATGTCCAGGATGTTCGGCGGCAGGATCGTGGGGGCCTTGGGTGGGCGGGCGATGCCGCCGAAGTAGGGGTCGCCCACGAAGTCGTCGTAGGGGTCCGCCATCAGTCCGCAGTTCTCCCCGGCCGGGTCCTGGAAGTTCGAGCCGGTGTCCAGCGCCAGGGTTGAGACCGCAGCGCGGGAGGTGAACGCCCACGGCACCCCGGCGGTGAAGGTGAACTCGATCTCCCAGATCTTCCCGATGGGGGAGGGGTGCTTCTTGCGCACCTTGGGGCCCTCGATGACCTCCACCGTGTAGAACTCGCGCTGGGCGTTGTAGGCGGCGATCTTGGTGGCGGGCTTGAAGGCGAACATCCGCAGCGTGCGGCCCATGCACCCGGCGTCGGCCTCGGAGCAGCCTTCCCCGGTGAGTACGTCGCGCAGCCACGCCAGCCCCTCCATCATGGCCTCCTCATCCGCGGCGAACGCGGTGGCGACCACCCGGATGTCCCGTGATGTGTGCCGGGGTGCGCTGATGACCGCGCCGGAGCCGGTCTTTTCGGTGACGTCGACATCACGGGTCGAGTCCTCGGTGCCCTCGATCTTGCCCGGGAACAGCCCGTAGAACCGTCCCGTTGCCGAGCGCGCACCCTGATACCACGGCGCCTTGTCCCGGGCCGGGGTGAGGTAGGGGGCGTGCCCCAGCGCCGGGGCCAGCTTGTCGTCGCACTTGATCTCGACCTTGGGCAGGCCGGAGCGGACGTAGGCCGCAGCGCGCGAGGCGTTGAGGATCTCCACCCCGTTGAAGGTCAGGTAGCCGTGGTACACGCGGGTCTCCTATGCGTCTGAACTGTCGAAGATGTCGGCGATGTCATCGAGGACCTTGGAGGCCACGATTTCGTTGTTCTGCGCCTTGGATTCCACCCGGATCGCACCGTCCTCGATGATGACGGTCTTGCCGGCGGGGGCGGGTGCACCGTCGGTGGGGGCGGTGAGGCCGAAGCCGGTTGCCGCGATGGATGCCTGCACGTCCGGGACCAGGCTGGCGAGGGTGTTCTCCAGCACCGAGCCCTGGGACTTCAGCCCGTCGGCCAGCCCCAGCGCCGCCTCAGCCCCGGCGGAGTACATCCGCGAGGTGGAGAGGGCGGAGATCGCGGCACCCGCCATCGCCTCACCGACGGCTTTGACCGCGTCGACGCGCCCGGCGATGCCGTTGATGTAGCCGTCGGCGTTGTCGACGCCGAGGCCGAAGGTGACCTTGGAGGGGGAGTGTGAGTTCTGCGCCTGCTGCGCGGCGGTGATGGCGGCGTTGACGAAGGCGGCCGCGGTGCGGGCAACCTCACTCACCAGCGATCCGATGCCGTTGATGAAGCCCTGCGCGAAGTCCTTACCCTTCTGCTCGAGCAGCGCGATGGTGGCCGGCACGGCGTTGACCGCCTTGTTGGGCAGGTCCTTGGCTTCGTTGATGATCGCGGTGACGCCGGTCTGGACGGCGGTGAGGATCTTGTTCCACCAGTCCCTGGCGGTGTCCCGCACGTTGCCCCAGAAGGTGTCCCAGTTGGCCTTGACGTCGCGGATCAGGTTGTCGATGTTGGTCTAGATCTCGTTGACCTTGGACCTGATCCACGTCGAGATGGTGACCCAGATGGTGGTCACCTTGGTGTTCACCGTGTTCCAGAAGTTGTCCCAGTTGGTCCGCACCGTGGTGATGAAGGTGTCGATGTTGGTGCGGATCTCATTGACCTTGGTCTGGATCCATGTCGTGACCGTGGTCCAGATGGTCTGGACCTTGGTGTTGACGGTGTTCCAGAAGTTGTCCCAGTTCGTGCGGACGGTGGCAATGAACGTGTCGATGTTCGTCCGGATCTCCCCGGCCTTGGTGGTGATCCACGTGGTGATGGTGGTCCACACCTCGCTGACCTTGGTCGGCAGGTTCCCCCAGAAATCGTTCCAGCCGGTCTTGATCCCCTCCCACCAGATCGCGATGTTGGTGGTGATCTCGGTCCACTTCGTCGACAGGAACGTGGTGATGTTGGTCCACGTGTCGGAGACGACGGTGCCGAA